TGAGGTAAGAGTCGCGTTGCACAAGATTGGCTATCACCAATTCATCATCAGGAGGTAACCCTACTATGGTAGGATCAATAGACAATTCATTTTTTGGATCAAGAGTCAATTTCTCTATGGGGAAACCTATTTCGCTAGTAGCCATCTTTGGGAATGCTTCACTCCTAAATGGTTGGGTGTTGTTAATGACTGGTACATTAGTAAAACCAAATAATGAAGCAATATTTGCCACTGTCCCAGCACCAATTCGTGTAGCTGTTGCAAACCTGCCTATCACAGGGATATTCTCGAAGTAAGAAGCAGCAGTCGCCAGCGTTGTTGCAGGCGAAGAAACAGGGCCTGTTGCATATTCATCAGCCTGTGTTGCCAGACCAACTGATGGACCCGACAATTTAACATCCTCAGCCCATGCATACACAATCACAGATACTCCACTTCCTGTAACACCATTGGCAGATTCAAGGGGGGTGTAGTTGATAAAATTCAGTTTACCCATTTCTTGCATCCGGGCTGATGATTGCGCATCAAGCCAGTTCGCATGGTAAAAGAATGGGAGTGTCAATTCACCTCCCTGATTGTTCTGTGGATTCAACCAAATACCGGGACGTTGGGAGTAAGGTATCAAATGGTTATTGGTTGTCGAATCAACAATGGTTGAAGGGCAGATTGAATGCAAGGGTTGATAAGCACACAACATAGTACCGTAATAGAAAGGTGACGCATTAATCATCACTTTAATCTTCAGTTTACACTGGATAAAAGCGAAGTTGTTCAACTTATACTGCACCTTAGGGTCCGTAAAGAACAACTGCCAAGGATATATAGTTCTATTTGTTGCAATTGTGTCGGACTCGTTCCAAGTAAAAGAGTGGATACGTACAGGTCTAGACAGAAACTGATTCAACTCCGTTCCAGACGTTTGATCGGCTGCGGAGATGCCATCATATGCCAAATCCATACCTGCTATTTCTTCAGCAGCAGCATCAATGAAATTGACTGTACCTTGGGTAGTCGATTGCATAGCGCCTTCTAGTGTAGGAATTGTGTCTGACTGGGGTACATACTGCACAGAACAACAACATTCTTGTTCTGGATCTGATTCTGGAACAGGCTGGTAGTATTCGGGGTCTTCTCCGCGCGATTTAGTATCAGCGGAGGCAAAACTGGAGGATACCCGATCCTCCTCGGTATTACGTTCAGGTACGTAATAGTAACCTTGTGCGGTTCGTCCGCCGCACGCGTCATTAGTGTAATCTTGGACATGTATTACAGATGGGAAGCTAGTCAGGCTGCCCATACGGGTGATAACCTCACCACTGGGATTTAAAACCAGTTTACTCTGGGGGGTGAGATCTTCAATCTCTGTACGATCGTAACCGTATCCGTCTTCCAAAGAGTAGTGTGGCATGTACCCTTCTGGACTTCTAAACTTTTCGACGAGACTAGAAAATTCTATAAACGTATCGTCTGCCACTACATTTAACAAGTTGCATTCTTGAAGTATTTTTTCTAACAGAAGTTTATGGTGCGCCCAAACACTCTTCCCGTAGAAAGCATACTCTCTCAGAGCAGTGCCAACAGCCAAAATGGCATGGCACTCTGGGCTTATACTTTTGGATCGCGTACATATCACTAGCATCTTATGAATAGATTGCTCATCTAAGGGTGCGACGACACACTTAAAGTGGTCATCATACCGGAACGAGCGTTTAAGAAATGATGCATCTGTGATAGATATATATGGACAAGATTCGGCATCTTTGTCAGCCATTGTGTAGGTTACACCGACCAGTGCTAATTCATGTTGTATTGCCGTGTGATTAAACCAAGGAGTTTCTTTGGAGACACCCATAATATTGTCATCACCATATGTCATCAAATGTACGTACTCATGGAAAAGTTCCCCACTACGACGCAATCTAATGAAACAGTAACGCATATATAAAGAGTTAGCTACACCATTTACAACAGTGGTAGCCATCTGTCCAGATGGATTTGTTCCAACCAGTTCAACGAGATCACCATTGATATCCATTAATGGAAACGATGTATCATACGCTATGCCCCAAACTATACGCAGTTGATCTGGGGTATATCCTGCTTTCTCAAGGTAAGTAATTAGTATGCCAAAAACTGTAAGCATCATACGGGCAAGCATATTCTTATCAAAACCCTTGTAATCACCAGCTATAATTTGTGTGAGACCAAAAACTGTTAGGAGATCATATAGTTGCTGCCACTCAAGACTTTGAGCGACTATACCAGGTCCACTCTCGAACAATATGCGGTTATTCATCATATGCACAATCAACGGAAGTAACATCATGCGGGATAATAGTGTCATTGCAACGCCGCTAGCAGCAAATACACGAACTGCACCGGCTGCATTTTTCTTCTCCGAAATAGCCTCATCTTTCTGGTGAGCCATGAATATGGGATGACATCTTTCTCCTGCTAGGTATATAGTTTTCATTCTATCTATTTCATCCTTAACCTCGTCTATTACATCAACTTCATCGCTACCATCTATAGGCAGTAAGATGTATTCTTTGCTCTTTCTATACGGTGCCAGATCGGAAGAGCAC